ATTATAAATGCGAGGAAAGATACACAAATGAAACATGTATAACTTGTCTGTTTCTACTGCATCTAGGTGGGCTCTACGATAAAATTTAGATTCAAACACATAATTGCGCCAAGGCCATTCGTGGTGATCTGGTACAGGTGTGCCGGTGTCTGATAATTGTTTAAGCAGATTCTGTTCACACTTTTTCAGGGTTTTGAAAATGTCTTGCATCTAATTCTTTAAATAATTTTGTAGCATATTCAAATACCAATTTTGCTTCATCTGCCATACTATCATTTAACTTAGTATATATAGATTCAGCAAGTACCCTAGGTTCTTCAAATTCGTAATACTTGCCTTTACCTGGAATCTGTTTTGCTATTATTTGACCGCCTCGCAAATCACCTAAATAGCGGACATAAATGTGAGCTAGGTATTGGTCATTTGTATGTATGTTTTCGGTAACATACTTTACATATTCGTTTGTGCTAGGCTCTAGCTCGTAACATGACATAGGTATAGGACCAGATAATTTTAATTCTTCAATATCTGCATTTATTGCCTCTGCTCGGGCTAACCTAGCATCAGGTAAATTGTAGTATGTATTTTCTAAGGCATTGTATATAGAATGTTGATTGATTAGGTAGTGAAAATATACATGATTTTCGATATTTCCGCTCATCATTAAATTTGCAAAATCTTGTTCTTCAGCAAATCTATGTTCTTTTAATGTTAATTCTTTTAAACTCATTCGATGTTATAATTTAATGTTAGATCGTTTACATGAAACCATCCTGTTATAATATACTTATCTGTAGTATAATTAGGGTTCCCTCGATGAACATGAGTCCATCCTGCTGGCCATATAACTAATTTACCTACTTCAGGTTTACAACGAACTCCTAGATTTAAAAATTCTGTTTCGCCCTCGCCTTCAGGTAAAGTATTTAAATATAATTGATATACAAGCATTCTTGAATTAGATTCTTTACTCCATTCAGAATGCCATGCATGAAATCCGCCTCCGGCTTTAACACGTTGAACTTTCATGTCGTTACAAGTAAGGGGCACAGATAACGCTACTCTAAATTTTGTTTTGTAAATTCTAACAGCGGTTTTTAACTGCTCAAAAAAGAAACTCACTTCATTTGTTGTGTGTACTACATGATTAAAATCCAGTCCTCGTGCAACATGATTAAACCATAAATGCTTACCTTTAGATCTAAAAAATTGAGAATCTGGGCTTGGTTTATCTCCGCCATATCCTGCCCCAGATATATCTGAAAATCCTTCTTTATCTAATATGTTAAATTTATCTATAATTATTTGACAGTATTCGTCATCAAAAAATTGAGGATATTCTAAAATAAATGATTCAGAATAACCATCCGTTGATGCACTGGTTGCCATGTCATAGCTATCTGCTACTATTTGCAAATTAACATCTTGTTCTTCCATTTTATCCTATTACGAAACCTAGAGGATCGCCACCATCAACATATGTTTTTAGTTCTTCCTCGAGTGCTTGAAAACTTGCAGTAGCATCTGCTCTTAATGTTTCTGCATTAAGGGCGGTACCACCTTGTGGGCCGGCAATAGTTACAAATTTGCCTCGTGCTTCAGCCAACATCATTTTAGATTCTGATATTGACCATTCTCGTATCCATGATGCAGAATATGTATCTGCAATAAGAGTTATATCTGGTTTATAATTATAGCAATGAACAAACACATCATCATCGGACTTAACTTTTCGATGAATAAACAATGTATTATTCCATGGCTTCCATGTGTACAAATATTCAGAACCAAACATTCGACCTAAATGCTCTCGCATTTCATGGTATGCTTCAAATGTTGCTAATCCACCTGCTTTACCTGAATGTAACATATATGAATTAAGATATGCCGCTTCAAATGGTTCTATATCAGCTCCAGTACCTGAACCAAATGATCCAGTTTGTCGTCTATATATGTCTTTAACTTCTATTACTTCTGTAGGTAAAATATATTCTTGTTGTTCTAACTTAAGAGTAACCGAAATAAAAGATTCTTCTGTAGATCTAGAACTACGTTGTCTATATTTTGCTAATGCTTTGTCTATTGCTAAACTATAATGTTCAGGGTCTAGTTCAACATCAATCATCCCTCCACCGAGGGATAATTCTATTTCTTTAGTAAGTTCTTGTCGGGTCTTTGCCATAACTCTGGTCTCCGTATAGTATTTATTCGGAGACCGATATGTTACTTAAAGACTTGCAGGATAACTGTATCATCCGAAAAGCGGCCAGTAAGTTTAGTTTCAGTAGTTTTAACGTCTGCTTCATACCATTTACCAAACTTATGTTTAGTTGCCTTTTTAGCAAAACCCAGTTGCTCTTTGGGCTTCCTAAGAGTCTTTTTAGTTGAACTTTTCTCATTATAATTAAGTAACGATGTACCTTTTACGTTAAATCCTCGATCATCATCTGCTACATAAACGCCCAGCTTACGATACTTGCACTGGTATATAACAGCCATAGTAGCACCGATGATGTTAACAGGATTAACGCTAGTAATTCCCAATCCGGCATCTGTTTGTTTAAATTTGAGTTTAGCAATTTGTTTATCTACACTTACAGGTTTCTTTTTCCGTTGCTTTCGTGTTGCGTTTGATTCTCCAATAATTACATCACATGCATCAATGAACCTATTTGTAAGTTCGATTAACCCTTCCATTCGCTTATTTTTAAGCAAATGCGAATAACCTTCTTTAAGATCGTCGTCTACGCCTTTTAATGCTTCGTTAAATTCAACAAGGTCAATTTCCCAGTCTTTTTTAATACGTCTTGCATGGGCTTGAGTGCAATTACAACTTTGCAAATATGCATAAGGATCAATAATAACAGGATTAAACAAGTTTGGGCTACCTATATATAAATCTACCCATTCGTGAAATTGTCCATCCATTTCGTTTGATTGGTCTTTTATCCTATCTTGAATACTCGGACCTTGAGCTCGTTGTTCTTTCTTTTCAATAACAACTTCTTTTTTAATTGTTCCTTGCTTACTAAGATAGTTTATATGCTGTTCTAGCCTATCTTCGATGTCCATTTCTACATCAAATGTTGCACCTTTGGTTTTCATTCGTGCTAACCATCCATATGTAGAAGTAACAAACACATCCGGACATGCCCTAACTTGTTTTGCGGCATCTTTACGCCCTTCAGCAACTAGAAAATCGGCAATAAATGTCTTGGCATCTTTGACATTTTTATGGTAACGGTAATAATTAAATCCATTTTGGATTTCATCTCTAGTAAGTACCTTACCAACGAATTCCTGTTCAGGCCCTGTGTATTTTTCTTCAGCTTCTAATTGGGTTATCCTGCGTTTTTTCTTCGGTACTTTTTTGAGCAAATTACTTGTTGTAGCCATGTTATCTCCTTTTCTATTTATTAAATCTACGGGAAGATCCCTTCCAACCATTATGATCGCCATTTCGTTGTCCTTTATAAGAATGACAAGATTGGCAAAGTTCGTCTAGATTAGAAAGATCATTGTGATTAGGATTACCATCGATGTGATCAATTTGTGTTCTGCCTTTATAGTCCTTTGGCATATTAACAAAATCAGACCAACAATTAAATCCTAAGTGGCCATCTTTATTATTACAAGTACCATCATTAAATGGCGTGACTCCTTTTGCATGAGGATGTTTACCATAATTTGCGGCCTGACAATGTCCGCATACAGGCCTCCATCTAGGTGCTTCGTCTGTAATCTTTCCTGTCATACATGCTACAGGTTTGTTGCATCCATGACTACAACATATAGGTCTTCCGGGTACTTTAATAGACATAGGAATTAGGATTTAAAGGTTCCTGAAGGAAGAGTGTAATTGCAATTACATATCTTATTCTCACACTTTACAAATACACGAGAATCGGATCCATCCCAACCAACTTGGGTTTTTCCGGTAAGTTTGAGAGTCTTTTGACCGCAAATTTGACATTTGTACATATTAGCCTCTAGCAAGGTGCAATGCTTGTTCAAGAACTACACGGGCATCAAACCCTTCTGGTGCTCCATCGTCTTCTGGATAATCAATGCTTGAAGATGTTGCTAATGTATTTTTTCTAAATGGCTTAATGAACCTTGCAAGTCCTGCAACGTCATCAAGTTCGAACGTGTCAGCATCCATCTTATCTGTATCTGTATTTTCAGCGTGGATTTCAAATTTACCGTTTACTATTCCTACAAATAAAAAAATTTGTGAGCCAATCATACGTTCTCCTTTAGTTAATTATTTCCAAAAACAATTGCCGCTTTTCACTAATGCCCAGTTATCGTATTTGGTTGCTTCATTAAGTTCACTATGTTTGTAACGTTTAATATCACCGTTATTGTAATAAACTAAAAGGATCTCTCCTGTTGGTTGCATATAGGCTCCAACTTGCCCTACCATTTTTCCTAAGTTACCTTTTACAGTTACAAAATCGTTTAAGCCAAATCGTTTCATCGTGTCTCCTAGTTCCAAAGTATTTCATTTGATTTAAGAAATCCTACAATATATACACCCTTCCGGAAATCAGCGGTTGTGTTATCAGATAACCAAGTCATTGCCTTTTTGGCTTTATCAGTACCGTAATCTTGTGCTAGTTCGTTAAATTCCTGCCTGGTCATTATGATTATGGGATTAAACATTGATATTGAAAATCTAGCAGTGACGGAACTAGCCTTGTGATAAACACCTTTTGGAATGTGAATCAAATCTCCTTCGTTTACTGTGTAGCTATCACCATTCTGGAAATCCCATTTTGTTACACCTTTATTCTGCCAAGACCAAACATCAACTTCATCAACGTGATTTCCAAAACCAGAATTTGTTATATCAATTCCTATATAAAGATGGGCTACTTGACACCCCAAATCATTTAAAACATCTTGTACGCAGTTTATTCTTTCAGCATTATGTGATTTTAAAAAGCCACCGTCATGAGGTTTTTTTACTAATTCGTTTTTAGATATAGAATCATTTAAATTATAAAATGCTTCCTCCCAGCTGGCCGTATTATAATTGTAACCCTTTATAACTTTAACCACTTCCATAATCGTTTAAGTCAAATCGTTTCATATTGTCTCTCAGTTAATGTTAACTAATTTAACCTATACATATATTATACTATCTTTAGATCAAAAGTCAACCATTATATTGCCGATAACAAATAGTTAGATAAATATTGTATAATTTCGGAGGAAAGGAAAATGGAAACATTATTAGCAGTTTTTGGCGCAAAGTGGTGTTGCGTTTTTGCATCAACCATGGGTGGAGTAACTAATGGATTAGTTCACACTTGGACCGGATGGGCAAAAGAAGCAAAGAATCTTGCACTTGCCGCTGTAACAGGGTGGATTGCCGCAGAATTTTTTATACCAGCATTAATGGAACAGTTTGAATTTGGACCTTATACCGCACTTGCTATTGCATTTTTTATTGGGTATGTTGGTATCAGATTGTTACCACACTTAGAAAAGAAATTTTTTAGTAAATTAGATAAGACAATAGATTCTATCGATAAAGATTAAACTAACTGTCCTCCGTACTCAAAGGTATTTGTGGTTTCATTTTCCTGCAATAATATTGCACCATTGTTTAAATGAAACTTCCTTGCCATTTCAGTTTTAGGACTTAGTGTAACATACCTAGTAGTATGGGGATTTTCTTTTGCTTTGTCTATTACTAGGTTAACTATTTTTTTACCTTGTCCTCGTTGACTAGACCATACCGAATAACACACAACAACTGGTCCCGGATTCATGTTTAATAGTTCTTCTTCTGTTATTGGTATATCTTCGCAATAAGCCGCACACAATACAGCATTTTCGATATAATAAACAATTTTATTAGGAGGATCAACTCGCCAATTATATGGTATATTTGGTCTTACAGGATCTTGAAGACATAACCGTTGAGCTAGGTCCATTGAAGCAATGTTTAACATATAGATATTTATTTGTCAATATTATCGCCATGATCCTATTCTACCGCCGTGTAAATAAACATCAGTATGACCTTTGCGAAATATGTCTAAAATTATGTTAAATGCTTTTTTTAAATCATTTGTTTTAAAAACTGTTTTTTGGCCTATTTTAATTCTATACATCATATTTGTTTGGAGCGAGTGACAGGAATCGAACCAGTGTCATTAGCTTGGAAGGCTAAGGTAATACCATTATACGACACTCGCATGGTGGAGGCGACTGGGATCGAACCGGCTACCTTATCAGTGCAAGTGATACGCTCTACCAACTGAGCTACGCCCCCACAATTATTAGTCCTGCAACCCAGCCTATAAGGCCCCATTGTAAGTCTTTCCAAGAAAAAGTATGATTATAACTTTTCCAATCCCAAAGTTCTTTTACTATTGTAATCACCAACCCTGATATTAATAAAGGTTGCCAAAATACTGCCAATGTTGTAACGCCAAAGGACCAAAAAAAATGTAATTGTTCTTCTTTATATTTGTAGAGCCATATGTCTATTTGTTCTAAGAATCCTGCCTGCATCCGTGTGTCTCGTATTTAAATTGCGACCATGAGTGAGCTTCTTTATTGTATCTCATCCACTTTGCATTTCCGTGTGAATCACATAATCGAGTATATACAGTATTACCCATGCTGTAAAACCCGGTATTGCGATAACCTTCGTATCTTGGCATTACTGTTAAACTTTTAAGCCATAAAATATCTGACTCTTTCATTCTATCAGGGGCACAAGAAACGAGTAATAAACATGTAACTAAAATAAATAGATATCTCATTGTATAATATTTAGTATGAAAGAAGGCAGGAGCTTTATTTTTTTTTATTCTTTGCTTTCTTTTGTTGTTCACGTTCTTCTTTATATGTCTTGGCTTCTTTTTTCATATCATCTTTTAGTATTACCCAAAGAGATTTTATAGCAAACATAAAAAGTGACCAGAACGTTACAAAAAACTCAGTTATTTTTTTCATTTTTTTCCTTTTCTTTCTTTTTTTACAGCACTTTTGATGAGTTGCTTTATCTCTTCTTTAGAGGGCAGTTTGATTGGTTCTCTGATCTTGAATGCCGAACTGATTTCTCGTTCTATCATGTCTTGTATTATACCCCAGCTGTGGTTCTCTCTTTCATTATTCATTGTTCTTCCTTTAGGTTGGAGTTGGTAATAATATATTCAACAAATACTTAGGCATCTTATTACCACTTAATTGATCCTTTGGTTCGCATGTAAGCCATATAAGTGCTTTTGTGTCTTTATCTGTATATAAACGTATAGGATACGGTTCCTGCAGTCTTTTAAAATGATGGTCTTCGGGTATCGGCTTACCTTGATGTGTTAAGACAGCATTTCCAATATGAGAATAGTTAGATGCTATGTTGTAATAGTCCCAACATTCTTTTGCTGTTGAAAATTCTTTATCAACAGATGCAGTTAATGATGTAGTAAGCAATATTATTGCAACCCATGTTTCAGTCATATCCTTCCTTGTTAATGTGGGCATGTCAAGCCTGCTATAGGTTCCGCCCTTCCGCACACTTCATAGAGAGGCATGTTTCCGCACTCAGCCACGCTTCGCTCGGTGGTAGCATATACCATTGAGACCCCACGTCGTCCACTTAAATGTCCCTATAGTAGATCATTCGGTTTTTGTATCCTCGCCCGCCGGTCTACCTCCATTGTGCTCACGAATGTCATATTTCTCAACCTAACACGGTCACGCATTAGTCCCACAAACTGGTACCACCGGCCGGACTCGAACCGGCACGCCATTACTGACAACGGATTTTAAGTCCGGTGCGTCTACCAATTCCGCCACGGTGGCATTATTTTAAGTTCTTCTTTGTATTCTCAATAGCCTTCTTGGCACGCTCGATCTTTTTCTTAAGATCTTTATTATCCTTGTTATTAACAAGCTCTTGCTCGTAAATGCTAAGTTGTGCCTCAGTGCGTTCAATAGCACCTTCTTGCCGTTCTCGTTTACCGTGCATTCTACTTCTAGTCATTTGTTGTCCTTATTTAATTGGTGTAGTTTCTCTTCTTGATATTTTTTAATAAAATTTTGTTCTGATTTACTTGAAAATTCTGTATTAAACGACACGCTTCTACGTTCTCCTTTTCCGTCTGCTGTACGAAAAGGATACACAAAATGTGGTTGTGATGATGAGAAAACATAAAAATCTCCCACCTCTGGTTGAATAGTTATAGACGATGTCCCCCAATTCCCTTTCGCTACATTATTAATAAATGTAACTGCTCCATCATCATTATGAGTTGGGTTTCTACTGGGTAAGTATTCTGGAATCTTGAGATACATTACAGCCGA